ATAGTCTCTCCTACTTGGTTCAGCCGTCGTTGCTGACCTATGGCTGAGTCAAGGCTAATGTGCATATTAGACCTTGTGTAGTTGTACTAAGCTAGCAGCACCGCTTACGGTTACACTAGTAAAGTTACCATAGATGATAGTGCCTGCTCCGAACGATGTAAGGAGGTCAGCTGAGTTATCAACATTAGTAGCAGTCAGGGCTGAAAGAGTTGAGTCCTTCAGGAACTGGATAGCACCAAATGTACCAGCAGTTGCGCCGTCTGCAGCGTTAATGACTATCGAACCTACGGAGCTGAACTCCAATGCGTTATTTCTTGAACTTGCCATAATTATATTTTACCTTGATTGTCTAGTCCCATGAGTTGAGAACCTTCTAAAAACATTATTGTTAGACATATTATCTACTTTTTCTAGCTCCATAGCTAAATATTTTTGTGCTGTTTCTTCCTCAATAAGAGCTTTTTCAATTTGCCCTTCCATTCTTAGAAAGTCAGCATAAGAGCCGTGTGCTATAAAGAAGAACCATTCTCCTGGTATATCTGTGCTAGTTATTGTGTACTGAGGCAATTCTTTTTTGTAAGTAACAAAAGCTGAATTATCTGTTGTATTTACAATATTAAGAACATTTGCACCATCAAAATCTACAGAAAAATCGTACTCAATGCTTGAGTTATTTATAAATGCTTTTTTGCGATAAATCTTTAAAAATTCACCTATGTTATTTTTTGTTTCGCTATCGTGACCTAATTTTTCTGCGTAAGGTATTGCTTGTTTTTGAACAATGTGAGGAGATTTAGATGCACCATTTGAGGGTGACCAAACCTCAACATCATAAGGAAATGATTTTTTAATACTACCAATGTCTAAATATTTAGTTGTGCCAGCGGTTGATACATTATAAATACCATCCGATGTATAAGAAACTATACCACCAGTTCTTACTACCCAAGCATTACTTGTTTGGTATATTAAAGTAGCAGTAATTGTAGACCCATCATCGCTTCTTGCGGTCTTATAGTAAATTGATGATCCAGCATCAGCGTGACCAGATCCTCCAGACTTTTGAGAACCTAGAAAAAAGTAATTTCCATTTACATCAGAAGCTCCTGTTCCGGCAGCATTTGTAATAGTTAATGCAATTATTTTTCTTTCCTCGGAAGTAACTAAAAATCTGGGCCAAGTTTGGCTAGTCTGAAATGCTTCGTGCGCTCTACGATTTATAAAACTATCTATTGATCCCTGTTCTTCTGTAGTTAAGTTACCCCCACCAATTAAGGATTGTACAAGAAATAATAAATCGCTATATGTTCTGTCCTGCATTATATTTTGTTAGGGCTTAGTTCAGGGAACTTCTTGTTGTAGTACTTCAAAAATTCTTTAGAATGTACAGTCTCTTGACCATACTTCTTTGTTAGTCGAAAGAACTCTCTTGCTGGTATTGTAGCTATTGGCTTGCCAAGTACCGGGTGAGTCTTTCCTCTTAGTTTGCTTGCTTCTTTGGCTGCTTGCGCAACTCTCTTTTGTTCTGTCTGCTTCTCTAGGTTAAACCCAGTTTTGATCTCCTTCATAAAGGCTCGATCAATTTCTCCGTCAGAGTATCGTTTTATATTGGGAACAATTATATCCATATTAAAAAGGCGGGGGGCTTGCGCCCCCCAACCAGTATTTAATTAGCTTGCAGAGAAGCGGATTGGGTCGAATACACGAACACCAATGATAACTTCACCAGCAGTAAGGTTAGCAACTGTACCACCAAACTTATAGATAAGATTGGTTGCAGCAGCACCACCAGAACCAGCAACAGGAGAAGCTCCTGCTTTAACTGTTGTGTTTCCATCACCTTGGATGAAATCTGTTCCAGAGTTGTAGACAGTAGCACCTGCGTTAGCGTCGATGTCGAAGCTATCAATAAGTGTGTCGTCGTCAGTTCCAGTACCAACTTCAAGTGTGATGTCAGAAGCTCCAACAAGAGCTACAGACTCAACAGCGAAGGCAACATCAACTGCACCACCAGCTGGGATTTGTCCCCAGACAGTTTGATTAGTGCTTGCGTTAACGATGTCTTGAGCGGATAGAACAAGTACGTGAGTGAAATCACCACTTGCTTCATTTACGGTTAATTTAGCCATAGTATTATATCTCCTTGGTTAATTATGCAGGGTCAACGATTTTACCGTGAGCACCAGGGTGGTATACACCAAGTGTCAAAGCACAATCAACGAAGCCACGCTCGCCACCGCCAAGGTTAGGAAGACGTGTGCTTCCCATTGGGATGAGTTCGTGAACACCATAGTACTCAGGGTTAACGAGATAGCCCATCATTCCTGCAGTACCGCCTTGAGTTGGCATACAGTCTGGATTACCGTTAACGATAGAAACTACACCATGATCGCTTTGATAGAGATCAACAGATAGTTTAATTTCACCGCTGTTACCGTCGTAGTTTACAGAACGTACGTTGTCTGTAGCAGAAGCAGTTGTACGAGCAAAGTCACTGATGTCTGAACGAAGAGTGGTGTCAGCAATAAGCATAAGATTATTGGTTGAACCAGTAACTCCGAAGATAGAAGTGATTAAGCCGTTGAACTCGCTTTCGCTAAGAGTAGCACCAGCATCAACAACACTTGCAGCAGGTGTTTGGAAAGCAGCAGGAACATTACCAGAACCAGCAGCATTTTGAATCCAATCACCAAGACCACCAAGAGCGTTGGCTGTACCAGCACCGTTTTCTGTAGCTTGAGTGTTAGCAGAAGCAAGAGTTGCTTCAATGTCGCGTTTTAGTTCACGGATAGCTTTAGCTTCAGCTTGAGCAATCTTAGCAGGACCAACGGAATCGACAGCTTCTTGCATGTCGGATACCATGTAGTCACGGCGGAATTTTTGAACGCGGTTACCAAGCTTTGCACGGCCAGCGAACTGGTCAGTGAAAGCTGTGACATCAGCACCTTCGGAGATACCGGAAGTGCTAGGAGCTGCAAGACTATCGACAGTCCACTCAACGAATGTTGAGGAGGCTTTCTTCTTGTCAGCAGACGAAAGGATTGGAGTTTCTTCGGGAGCGAGGATGGTCAAAACATCAGTCAGGTCCTCACGATTAGAAACAGCCGATCCAGTATTTGTAGTATCAAATGTATTTGTAAATGACATTGTATATTAATTTATCGGTTTTGTAGTTGTAGGGTTCTGAGAGTTACAAAATCACTCTTGCTGCCTGTTTTACTGAATTGATTTCTATATTCGTTTACTTTCTTGACCCTAGAATCTATCTTCCGTTCTGATTGAGCACCTGCACCAGTTGGTTGCTTAGGTGGGTTTAATCTAGCGGATTGTTTGGATTCTGTAACTGGCTTACGTCCATAGATACTGTTAGCAGCGTGAGCCATAATATATGGAAGCTGTGCTGAAATGTCAGGTGCAACTGCACCGTCTAGCTCGGCAAAGCGTGGATCATTTATCATAGCCTCGTATTGCTTTCTAGTATCATTATCTTCACCTTGTAGCCAGGGCAATTCTTCTTGCGCTTTTTGCTCAAAAGCACCTTTGAGTTGTTGTCCTTGCTCTTTGGCTTGAAGAACATTTAGTTGAGCAGGAAGGAACTTATCTCGGCTTTTACGTGCATTGAGTAAACTCTTACGCACATCTGCCTTAGTTAATTCCTTGCCTTCAACTTCAGTTACTACATCTTCGGGACCATAGCCATCTGCGTTAAACAATACATCTTCAGCCCATTCAACGATACCATTTATTTCATCAGCTTTATCTTTAATTCCTTCTAAGGTATCAATGTTACCATAGGGGTTATTTTTAATTTGCTGATTTCCTTTTAATGGATCTCCAGAATCTGCTTCCATGCTTGCGCGTAGCTTTTGTAATTCCTCTTCAGCAGCTTTACGTTGTGCGGTTAGTTTCCCGAACCGTTCAACAGCCTTGCTTCCAAGCTTCTTACCAAGCTCACTAAGGTCATCCTCCGACATTTCATCGAGGTCAATCTGTGAAAGAACGTCTTCAGAAGATTCTTCGGACTCTGCTTCAGTCTCAGAACTCTCGTCTGATTCCTCTTCAACTTCCTCTGTTTCTTCCAATTCATCTGATGCAACTTCTGCTTCCTCCTCAACTTCTTCGGTTTCTTCTACCTCTTCTGTTGACTGGGTTGCTTGGCTTGCACCTAAGCGGCGAGCGGCAAGCTCGGTCACTGATATGTTTGTTGCCACCGGTTTTTCTAACGACTCGGCGATGTCGCTTGAGTGATCTTCTGTCATAATTTTGCCATCCGTATACGCTGGATGATTGCGATAGATTTATTGTAACACCCTATGCAAGTTGCTGGCTATGACGCTCACGTAGTGCGTCCCAGTTTACCATTTTTAGGATGTCATCATAGGCTAGGATACGGCCACTAAGTTGCTGTATTCCTTCCGTCGAAGAGTTTGCCATATCGGCAATAACTTCTTCACGCGCCATTTCAATAGAATAAATAAAACGAGCAAAAGCCTCGTAGTTAGCAAGGGTCTTAATATCTTCTTCCATAAATTAATTAGCAGGAGTTATTGCTGCTGAATACATTCTAGTAGATTCCCTGCGCCTATCAGCGTGAGGTTTACCTGGTTTTAGAAAAATATTCATAATATCATCGGATAGTTCAATGGGATTTGTCTTAGATGCAAATGAATCTCTAAGATCTTCTGCGTTACCTTCTCCTAAAACATTTTGTTGGTTACCATAAATATTCTCATAGGTATATCTAATCTGGGAATCAACACTATCTTCTAGCTGATTTTCTTTAAGAAACTTTTTATAATAAGGTTTATGAAAGTCAAATTGAAATAAACCATATCCATTACCTCCTTTTTGTTTTTGCTTAAAGTCAAAAGTTCCTCCAGTCTCTACATCAATGTTACCTAACATAGCAGAAATTAAGGGCATATTTGACCCAAAGTATTTCCCTAAGGTCGATCCCACATGCCTCATGTTAAAATCTTTAAGCTCTCGATCGTTTATCTCTTGAGTTCGAACGCTTATAAAATCTCTTGGTGTTTTATTATCAGCCATTACATTGTAGTTTAAAAATAGAAAAAAGATACTAGATGTTTTGAGTATCGACTTCACCCATTTGAGCGGGGTCTGTACCAATTCTACCAATCTGAGCATTCTGCATTTGTTGCATAGCAAAGACATACTGTCCTTGGTATTTTTCCATTCTATCTCGGAATGCTTCATCTTGTTCTATTCTTTGTGCTACATCTGGTTGAGAAGCATATTGCTGTATAACTTGGAGTGCAATTTGACCACCATTAGGACGAGCCGGCATTTCAATACCTGCAAAGATTTTTGTCAAGTCATCTGTAACTTGTTTGACAATTTGCTCTTGAGCTTCTTCTGCTGGTTGCAACACTGCGTCAGCAAGAGTTGGGTCAATGCTACTAGCAGCTACTTCAAGCAAGCGATCAATGCTAATCCTTCCGTTTCTGTCTAGTTGGGTGAGAGATACTAATTGATTTAATTTATTCTCTTGAGCTTCTGGGTCAGAGTTAAGAACATCATAACTAATTAAGATGTCAAAGTTTTCATCAGGATCACCCTTGTCAAAAACTTGTGGGTCTGGGCTACCCGTAACTCTAAAGAAAATACTGTCAGGTCCAAATCTTTGGAAACAACGATATGCTAATTTAAGAACATCGCCGCAGTGAGCCAAGAACTTGTCTACTAAGAACTGCCTACGCATCTGGCTCATTGGATCTTGGTAATCTAAACCAACCATTGCGTTAGCTTGTCTTTCCATAGTTTGTTCCATTTCTAAAGAACCCTGATTAAAGTTTGGAGTAGGACCAAACTCGAACTCGCCTTTTCTACGATATGGTATGTACCTACCTGGTCCCCAGTCTTTAGGTGCATTTCCCACAGGGTGCATAATAGGAGGAAGAGTAGCTAGACTATTGCGATCTATGCGAGAGTCACGCTCTACCTTTATTTGCTGTTGAATGCCACGTAATACATCAGGAATAGTCTGTGTATCATACAGACGTTTGCTGTCCTCTGAGAGCTTTGTAACTACCA